CGACCTGATGCACGCCTACAAGCGCGACATCGCGCTTGCGGAACTTCATGCCGCGCCGGCACCCGCCGTGGCTTCCCCCGAAGCAGAAGCCGCCCAGCGCGCGCACCAGCGACGCGAACAGGCTCGCTCAACCAACGTCGCTCCCGACCTGCGCGGCCAAGCCGCCGCGGCTCGCGTGAGCACGCAAAGCATGAGCGATGCCGAAATGTTCGATCACTTGGTGCGGCAGAAACGGGCGCAGAACCGCTAACCCCTTCTCACCCATTCAAGGAATCCCCTCATGGCTATCAATAGCTACGGGACGGCCACTGCTGGCAATCCCACCAACGTCCATGCCGTCATGGAACTGCTCGACAGCGCCGATGCGGTGCTGGTGACGGACAAGTTCGTCAAGACCATTCCGGTTTCGATGAACAAGAACGAAACCGTGTCGCTGCTGCGCGCCGTCACCCCCGACGTGTCCACGTCGGAATCCGGCGAAGGCGTCAACAAGGCGGCGCGTTCGCTCGTCTACGAACAGGTCACCAAGACCTTCGAGGAATTCGAGGAATCGTTCGCCGTCACGTCGCGCCAGGCGGAGCTGGGCGAATACGACGTGCTCATGCACTCGAAGGACCGCCTCATGGATCTGCTCAAGCGCACGCGCGAGCAGAACGCATGGGAGGAATACCGCGGCGCGAACAACGTGCTGTTCAACTCGTCCGCGCACACGCTCATCACGCAAGTCAACGGCGCGCTCACGGGCGGCCGTCTCGAAGTGATCTCGCGTGCGCTTTCCGACAATCGCGCGCCCTTCGTGTACGAAGCGTCCTCGGGCTCGCCGAACTCGGCCACCACGCCGATCGAAGCCAGCTTCATCGCCTTCGGTCACACCGACCTCAAGCCGGACATTCGCCGTCTGCCGGGCGTCACGATCTACCACCAGGTCGGCGGTGCGAAGAAGGCGGATCGCAACATCTTCGCCTACTGGAACGACATCTGTTTCGTGCTGTCGCCGGAATTCAAGCCGCGTCTGGCGGCGGGTGCGGCGATCGGCTCGACCGGCATGAAGTCGGTGGGCGGCGTGTCGGTGGACGTGTACGACCTCGTTGTGTTCGGCCGCGAAGCGCTGGGCAAGAACAACCTGAAAGGCATGGCCTCGGCGGAAGGCATGGGCGCGATCGAACTGAACGTGCTCGGCAAGGCCGACAAGTCCGACCCGACCAACAAGCGCCGCATCGTGTCGGCCCGCTGGTGGGATGCCCCGGTGATCCTGGACCAGAACCGCGTGTTCGTGCTCCAGGTCGGCGCCACGGCCAACCCGTCCTGATCCACCCCTCCGAACTAGCCCCGTTTCGGCGGGGCTGGCTCACTCACTCTTTCGAGGACCGCAATCATGGCTGATCGCTACAGCTCGCTCTACAGCGAGATTCCCCGCACGGGCACCACCACGGGCGCAATCTCGACTTCGAACTCGTACTCCTACAAGGGTCCGAGCCTGTCCCGCTCCGGGGAACTGGTGACCTTCACCGGCACCGTCACGCTGACGAGCAACCTGCTCATCACCGAGAAAATTCACCTGTTCCCGGTTCCCAAGGGCTTCCGCCTCAAGGACATCAACCACGAGTGGGAAGACCTCGACACCGGCATCACGCTCGACATGGACCTGGGCCTGCTCACGCAGAACGCGGACGCCTACATCAACGGCGGTTTGGCCTACCAGTCGGCGGACTCCACGGCGGCTGCCAACAGCGTCGGCGAACTCGCCACCGAACTGGTGTTCGATGAACCGACCACGACCGCCGAGGACGTGGTGGGCTTCACCGTCATCGCGTCCGGCACCGGCCTGACCGCGCCGAAGGTCATCACCTTCCGCGCCACCGGCTACCTGGTCTGATTCACCGCAGCATCCCCGGTCGGCGTCCTGCCGGCCGGGGCTTTCCCTGAAACCCAACTCGTATGCCGGTGGTATCAGCCGGTGTGCTGGAGTCTGTCATGTCCGAATTCACCCCCGCGATTTCCCTCGACGCTGCGCTCAAGCAGCAATTCTCCGCGGCCACGCTGGAAGAACTGCGCCACTACTGGCGAGAGAAAACCGGCACTGACGCGCCGGCCAAGATGAACGGCCCGACCCTGCGCACGAAGCTCTTGCGCGAGTGCGGCATCGTCAACGAATTCACGGGCGCCAAGGTCGGGGTGTTCAAGCCCGGCCAAGAGCCCATCAAGCCGCCCTACAACCTGTCGCCGAACGGTAAGTGGGGTGGCCGGCGCCATCGCATCGTTGTCGGCAAGCCGGTCGATGCGACTAAGAACGAAAACGCCATGTCGCTGTCGTGGAACGGTGCGCCGTCCTACTACATCCGATTCGGCGAAGTGCAGGCGGTGCCCGAGCCGGTCTATGACCGCTTGCGCGTGATGCAGCGTCCGATCTGCGCTCCCAAGCGCACCGTGCATGATGACGGCGCGGTGGAAATCACCACCGACATCAAGCTCGAGCCGCGCTATCAAATCAGCTACATGGGCATCGACCCGGCCACGGCCGATCGCGCGGGCTCGCTGACCGAGTGGTATCAGCAGAAGGGGCCGGGCTGGTTCCACGCCCGCACCTGGCGCGACTGCCAACTGATCGCGCAGATGCTCGAAATGCAGTGGCAGGACGAGGAAAAGCGCCCGCTGGCGCATGACGTGATCTTGCCGCGGCTGATCGAATTCTTCTTCGGCTACGCCGACGCGCAAGACCCTGACCCCGAAGCCAAGGCCGCCTAACCGTGAATCGCCTGCAACTGTGCCAGACCGTTCAAGGACTGTACCGCGGCGCGACGGGTGCGCTTGCCACGACGCCAACCACCACGCTCGGGCAAACCGGCGTGGAAGGCGAAGTGGTGCGCTTCGTGGACTACGCCTATCGGGACATCCAGAACGATCAAGCCGAGTGGCTGTTCCGCACCAAGCGGGGCAGCTTCAACACGGTGGCATCGACGCGGGCGTACACCATCACCAGCAGCGTCACGGATTACGAGGCGCTGCTGCCTTCGTCGGCGCAGGACATTTACCGTTTCATCACGCTCTACCTGACCAGTGAGGGCGTGGAGAACGAAACGCGCATCTGGTACGTGCCCTATGAGCAGTGGCAGCAGTCGTATCTGGAATTCGGCACGCGGCCCGAGGCTCGCCCGGTGCGGTTCACCATCGAACCCGATGGGCAGATCGCGTTCGATCCCACGCCGGATGCGATCTATACCGTCGTGTTCGACTACCGCCGCACGTTGCACGAATTGACCACGGACGCGGATGCGACCACCGGCACGCCGATCATTCCGGCGCCGTACCGCATGGCGATTGTCTGGCGCGCGCTCGTCTACTTCGCCCTGACCCGTGACGTGCCGCAGGGCGCGCAAGCGAAGTGGGAACGTGAGTACGCGCGCGAACTGAACCGTCTGCGCATCGAACAACTCGCCAAACCGCTATTCATCGACGACGCGCCGTGACGTTCTGGCGGCGCCTGCGTTCCTTCCTTCGGAGACTGTTCCGCATGCCCCTTCTTCCGGTGCCGTTCCGCGGCGGCCTCGATCTGATGTCGCCTGCGACCAGCGTGGCGCCCGGCACGCTCAAGGACTGTCTGAATTACGAGCGCGGCATTCGTGAAGGGTATACGCGAATCGATGGGTTTCGGCGGGTGGATGGACAAGCCAAGTCAACGGGGTATGACATTTGGAATGCTGGCGCGACCTTTGAGGAGGGCGATCCGCAGCCCGGAACCCTCGTCAACATAAATAGCGACGACGGATCTGGATCAATTGCCACAGAAGGGTTCCTTCTGTCCGCAGAAGATGGGCTGATAATGGTTTTGGCGGGAACGCCGATCCCAGGCGGGTCATTTGCTGTTGTTTGGTTCTCGCCGGGCGGCCCGTATGGGGAGCTAACAACCAGTCTTCCTGTTCGTGTGACGGATGCGACTTACTCCGAAGAAGCCTATAGCGCCTGTGTGGCTGCTTTTGAAGCCCAGACAGCGGAGGACATCACCCCCGTCCCCGGCCGTGCCGGCTCCGACATCATCGGCGCTTTCTGGCTCAAGAATCGCCTGTACGCGATCCGCGATCTGGAGCGGCTCGACTTCACGGGCGGCTTGTACACCGACGCGAACGAAGGTGAGCTTGTCACCATCGGGGCGAACAAATACAAAATCCTGGCAGTGACGCAGACGGGCGGCGGGGCCGGGTTCCTCACGCTCGATCCTGTTGCGGGCAGTGGCGACAACGCCACCGGGATCAGTTCGCCGGCCGTGCTCGCGATCACTGGCACGCCGCCCGACTGTGACGTGAGTGTGGATTACAACGAAAGCGGTTCCGGATTCACCTTCGGGATCGACAACGAAACCGGCGCAGTGACGTGGAGCATTGTCGATGATGTGCTGGTCACGTCATCGCTGATTGATGCGGACAACCCCTCGCTTGTCTCGCAGCAGACCAACGCGGCCTTGTGGAAGGCCGATGACAACGGCTGGTCGCGCGTGGACACCGGGCGCGAAATGCTGTTCTCCGATGGCACGGCGAGTCTGGCTGCGTTCGCGCGCACCGCCACGCTGGACGGGGTGCAGGTACAGACCACGGGCGCGACGTTCCCG